GTGATTGCTAGCGGCCTGAAGCATAACCCGCTCGAGCAAGCTGCAATACACGAAGAGGATCAGAAACGCATTCGGGCATCCGCTCCGCGGGCAATTCGGGCATTGATGCATCTAATAGAGGAGCCCGAGCATAAGGGCCACGAACGCGCAATCCAGATGGTGATGGACCGGGTGCATCCCGCCGAGCAGCGCCATGTGCACGAAGTCCATCACCACGTTGATCACGATGCGGAGGCTATTGCTCATCTACGCATGTTGAAATCTCTCGATGTGCCGCGGGCCAAGCTCGAGGAAGTATTCGGCTTCAGCGGCCTGTCGCGATATGAGCGAATGCTTGAGGCTGCGGACAAGCCGGAACCGAAGCTAATCGAAGCCACGGCGACCGAAATCAAGACGGACGATGCAGCGTGACCGACGAACCAGAACAAGGGCCAGATCCAAATGACGTGCGCCGGCACGCTAAGAAGATGCTGACGGAGATGGAATATCGCCAACGCTACAGGCGCTTGGATTATTACCGGCCCAACCCTCGCCAGCTTGAATTCCACAATCTGATCGCGACCGAACGAGCACTCCGCGCAGGCAACCAACTCGGCAAAACGCATGCAGGCGGGGCGCAGATGACCATGGATGCGCTCGGCTTATATCCGGATTGGTATCAGGGCCGGCGCTTCGACAAGCCGCCAGCGATCGAGCGGTCGCATGAGTGGGTCGGATGGGCCGGCTGCACCACATCGACAACAACCCGCGACGGTATTCAGGGCAAATTGCTAGGCGACATCCGTCAGCATGACGGGCTAGGAACCGGGCTCATTCCGCTGGACAACATCATCGGCCGCCCGACGATGGCACGCGGCATTGCCGATTTCGTTGACACCATGACGCTGCGTCGGGAGAGCGGCAAGAGCGCGGTCATCCGGCTCAAGACGTTCGAGATGGACCGGGCCGCATGGCAGGGCGAGGCAGTGGATGAGATTTGGCTCGATGAAGATCCCGGCGACGATGTGATTTATGGCGAGGCCCTTGCGCACCTGACTGCAACCCGAGGCCAAATCTTCTGGACAGCAACCCCCGTGCTCGGCCGCACGCCGGTACGCAAGCGGTTTCTCGAGCGCCAGGGCGAGAGCTGCGCCGAGGTCCTGATGGGCCTGAACGACGCGCTGCATATCCCAAAAGAGCAGCATGCCGAGATCCTAGCGCGCTACAAGGCGTCCGAGCGGGCGACCCGCGCCTACGGCGCCGACATGCAGGGTGAGGGTGCGGTGTTCGAGGTGCCCGAGGATGAGATCAAACACGCGCGCGATCCGGCGACATTCCCGGTCTACTGGCCGTGGATGATAGGTGTCGATTTCTCGCATGGCGGCATGAGCTCGCAGGCCCATCCGTTCGCTGCAGTAGTCGGCGCGCACGACCGTGATACCGATACGATTTACATCACCCATGCCATCAGGATGAAACAGGCTCTCCCGCTGCAGCATGTTCACGCAATCAAACAGATCCCGGTTTGGGAAGCACCCGTGGCTTATCCTCACGACGGCGGCCTGACCGGCTTTGGTTCGACGCTGACGTTTGCCCAGACCTACCGGAACCTTGGCCTGAACATGCGGCCGACGCATGCCACGTTCAGAGACGGCGGGTTCAATTTCGAATCTGGCATTGCCGAAATGGAGAACAGATTTGCAAACGGCCGGCTCAAGGTCGCCAAGCACCTGGCAGAATGGTTCGATGAGTATCGGAACTATCACAGGGTCAATAATCTGGTGGTCAAGGCCGACGATGATTTGCTGTCGGCAACCCGTCAGCTCGTGATGGATATTCGGTTCGCCAAGACGCTGACTCAGGACCGGCACGGTGATTTCCACCGCGAACGGCGAGAGCCACGGGTTGCCAAGGGTGTGGATTTTGATCTGTTTTAGCCGGCGAGGCGGCGTGATGCCGAGACTGCGCAGCAGGAACTCCCCGGCGATCGCGGTGCCGAACAAGATGGCCGCGGCGATTGCACAGGCCCGCACAGCGACCTGCTGGCGCGCTTGTTGCGGCAGGCCCGCGGTCAATCCGGCAAAGACTGGCACGAGGCCGATGGGATCGACCACCACCAGCAAGGTGACGAAGGCGGAAACCACGTAATCGAACGGCATGCGAGCGGGTTAGCACGCGCGCCCGTGAGTCGGGGAATTTTGCCCTATCTGGTGGCCCTCCCGGAGGAGGTGAAGCGCCGTGCACCCGTGCCTCACCGAGTGGTTGTGGAACGGGCTCAAGAACCTCGCATTAACCCATTGAAATTTATTCAATAAATCATATGTGCATACTGCGCTTTTGCATGGCATTTGCGGGCTGAATCGGCTACAAGATTTTGCCGTCCGCGGCCGAAATTTTGGCCCCGCGCCCAGCCCCAAAAGCCGACCCGAAAAACCGTACCAGACTCAGTTCCGATGTCCGATTCCAATAGCCAGAACCCGGGAGAACCCGGCGGTCCCTCCGATGTGCGGCCCGTCTCCATCACCGAGGAGATGAAGCGCTCCTACCTCGATTACGCCATGGGCGTAATCGTGGCCCGCGCGCTGCCCGATGCGCGCGACGGGCTCAAGCCGGTGCATCGCCGCATCCTCTATTCGATGCACGAGCAGGGTCATTACCCGGACCGCAAATACGTGAAATCGGCGCGCGTCGTCGGCGACGTGATGGGTAAGTATCACCCACACGGCGACTCGGCGATCTACGACGCGCTGGTGCGCATGGCGCAGGATTTCTCCATGCGCCTGCCGCTGATCGATGGTCAGGGGAACTTTGGCTCGGTCGACGGCGATGCGCCGGCGGCCATGCGTTACACTGAGTGCCGGTTGGCGCGTCCAGCGATGTCGCTGCTCGACGACATCGATAAGGACACGGTCGATTTTCAGCCCAACTACGACGGCAACGAGCACGAGCCGGTGGTGCTGCCGGCACGGTTTCCGAACCTGCTGGTCAACGGCGCTGGCGGCATCGCGGTCGGCATGGCGACCAACATCCCGCCGCACAATCTCGGCGAGATCATCGATGCCTGCACGGCACTGATCGACGATCCAGCGCTCTCGATCGACGACCTGATCAAGATCGTCCCCGGGCCGGATTTCCCGACCGGCGGCATCATCCTTGGCCGCCAGGGCATCCGCGCCGCCTATCACCTGGGTCGCGGCTCGATCGTGATGCGCGGCAAGGTCGAATACGAGACTCTGCGCGGGCGCGACGCGATTATCGTTACCGAAATTCCCTACCAGGTGAACAAGGCCGCGATGGTCGAGCGCATCGGCGAACTGGTGCGCGAGAAGAAGATCGAAGGCATCGCCGAGCTGCGCGACGAGTCCGATCGCCATGGTTATCGGGTGGTGATCGAGCTCAAGCGCGACGCCGAGCGCGACGTGGTGCTCAACCAGATTTATCGCTTCACCCCGCTGCAAACGAGCTTCGGCGCCAACGTGGTGGCGCTCGACGGCGGTCGCCCGCTGGTGATGTCACTCAAGGACTTGCTGCTTGCGTTCATCAGCTTCCGCGAGGAAGTGGTGTCGCGGCGCACCAAGTACCTGCTCAACAAGGCGCGCGAGCGCGCGCACGTGCTGGTGGGCTTGGCGATCGCCGTTGCCAATATCGATGAAATCATCCGCATCATCCGTGGCGCTGCCGATCCGGCCGCCGCGCGCGAAGCCCTGATGGGTCGCGACTGGCCCGCCGCCGACGTTGCGGCGATGATCACGCTGATCGATGATCCGCGTCACCGCATCAGCGAAGGCGGCACGTACCGGCTCTCCGCCGAGCAGGCCAAGGCCATTCTCGACCTGCGCCTGCAACGGCTTACCGCGCTCGGCCGCGATGAGATCGCCGAGGAACTCGACAAGCTTGCGGCCGAGATCTCCGACTATCTCGACATCCTGCGTTCACGCGCCCGCATTCAGACCATCGTCAAGGACGAGATGGGTGCTGTGAAGGAGGAATTTGCGACCCCGCGCCGCACCACGATCCTCGAGCAAGAAGGCGAGGTCGAGGACGAAGACCTGATTCAGCGCGAAGACATGGTGGTCACGGTCTCGCACCACGGCTACGTCAAGCGCGTGCCGCTCTCGAGTTATCGGGCGCAGCGGCGCGGCGGCAAGGGACGCGCCGCTGCGCCCGATAACTC